GTAAGTTCCACCTGGGAGAGATTCCACTTTCGAAGAAACAGTACCTCGGACTGGAATGAAATAGTCCTCTTCGATACTCATGGGGTTATAGCGAAGGTCAACGCGGCCTGTGTCGGCGTCCACAACTTGATTCCTCTTCATTTGCGTCATTACTTTCTGCATGTGTTGTTCGACGTCTTCTGGTGCAATGGACCCAACATCAATATAAAATACTCTACGTTCTGGGCTTCTAACAATGCGATAGGCCATCATCGCATCTTCTAATAAAACTAACTGACGCCAGATTCTTCGGGCAGGCTCTAAAACGCTTGTTCCATATGGCGCATACTTATCATTTCCTAGAATCCTGAAATGAGCGACTTGCCAATTCTCAAAAGTCAAACCGCCGGAATTCCACTGATATTGTAGATAATTTGGGTTTGTCTTATCCTCTCCTTCTAATCTTTCGACTTCTCCGTTCGGAAGACCAATTGCATTTGTAACTCCGGTCTCAGAATCAATATCAAGATATAAGAAAAAGTCTCCAAACTTGCACATTGACCGGCACCAACCAAAAAGATTAAACTCGATATTCAATACCTTATTATATAATGTAGTCAATATTGATTTGATTTCTTCGTTTGGGCAGTTAATAGTAACAAGCCTTTGGAGTTCGGAAGAGGTTGTCATTTCATCTGCATATATGTCCAAGGCCGAGGCAATAATTGGTTCATATTCCATTTGTTCAAAGTCTGCATATCTTTCCGTCCTGTTTTGATTTGCCATGATATTGGCAGTCAAGTTTTCAAATGGATCATAGGAGGTTTTTTTGAATTGCTGACCCGAAGCAGATCTAAATTTATATTTATCTAGGTCGCGACGTTTGTCTTTTCTAGGTATTTGTCTTCTATAGTTGACAATCGGACCAGAAAATAGTCTAGTCAATCTTTTGAATAATGGAGAATCTGGATTTCTCGTTGGGTTTTTTCCGTTGTTATTTGCCATTTATTTATCCTTTAAGAATCCAGGAAAACTCTTTGTTTTTCGCTACTTCTTTTTTAGCTTTGTCTGAACTATATCCTATCATACCTGGGATGGTTGTGTTAAGTGTACTTTGTGATTTTGTCATAGAATTTAATATTGCCTTCTTATATGCCGCATCTTTCTCACTCTCAACATAGACAGAATCTCGGATCCAACAACCAATGGCGAAAGCCATAATCAAGTCATCATTGTATCCCCGCATCGCTTCCGGCCGGCCCGAGTGCCATATAAAAGTACTCATTTCATTTAGAAGTCTTGCAGAATATACCTTAATTAGATTATTTCTTATAAATTCTTCCATTTTAGCAATAATAATCGGCCTAGTTTTCAAAGAAGTCGTAAATCCGGCTACTGCATTAGAAGTACTTTCTGCGATTAGTGGATCAACATACTCATGCTGGCCCTTGGTGGAATAATATATGTTTGGATAATTTGTTTCTCTCAGTTTTTCTAATACCGCAAACCCTACAGAGTTATTTTCAATGACGATCATACATTCCCCGTATTCCTTTCCGGCGTCTGATACTACGTTTGAAAACACATCCGGTGCAACCTTGCCTTGGTATTCTGCAATCACTTCCATGGTATCCAATTTAAAGACATGAAATACAGAGTAATCCCTTCCGTCACCTCTAGCAACATCTGCAGATATAAAATAAGAACATTCTGGTTGATACCCTTCCCATATCCAAAAATTTCTGTCAAAGCCGGTTCTGTACCTTGGTTCAGAACTCATTTCTTTTAATCTAGATATGTCGTCTGGGTGCACTACTGTCTCTCCAGAAGTATTAAAGTTGCACTCTAATTCCTGGGCTATTTGGCGGCGAGACATGTTCCTTGTCTCTTTTTCAAACCACTGAGAATCTCTATCGGGATGTGCATCCCACATTAGTTTAACTGGATGGAAATCATTGGATGTTGCTTCGGCATCTATATATGCCTGATGGAACCAATTCCCTACGCCGTTTGGTGTCGAGAGTGCGATGCATCGACCACCTGTCGACAGGGTAGGATAAAGACCTGTCCACAGATCCCCTAGTCCATCAACATGAGCGGCCTCGTCGATCACAAGAAGGGATAAAGCTTCGGAACGACCTGCGTCTCCAGAAGTAGAAGATGCTTTGATTTGAGAACCATTTGTCAATTCAAAAGATGTTCTATTATCGACAGAAACCTCTGTTATCTTCATCCAATCTGGCAGGTGCTTGATCATTGCCTTCACTTTTTTAACCAGATTTCCGGCTGTGCTAAATTTTGTGGCTATGACTAATATGTTTTTGTCGCGATGAAACATCATCATCCACGCAATATATGCAGCGGTAACAGTTGATATTCCTAATTGGCGTGCCTTCAGAATAACTGTAAATCTGTGATCATTAAAATCATTAATCAGGTCATCCTGGTAATCATACATCTTGAATGGGATAAGCCCGTGCATCGGATGAGAAATCCTTGCATAGTTATTTATGAAATAAACCGGATCTTTTCCGGATTTTACTATTTCAGCTAGGATTTCTTTCTTTGTTAACTTGTAGGACATGCACTATCTTATTAGCCCTTTCCAAGCATTAGCCAATTCTTAATTGCATCATCGAGTCTTTCCTCTGATGCTGGCTCTTTAGCATCTAAAACCCCGTCTAAACCGCCGACTTTATAAAATTGTCTGGCCTGTACCCAGGTTCTGATTTTATTCATATGTTGTACAAGGATTGTTGGCTCTTCATCTTTAGTAAGAGTTAAGCTTTCTCCTGTAACTTTTTTGTATTCTTTTTTGAGATACGAAGAAAGATCTGCTAGTGTTTGTTCAATTTCACTCTCAAACTTGTTTCGATCATGAGTTTCTTTAAGACTACACTCTCCATGATACTCAATGCAGACCCTATTTCCATAAAATTTGACATTAAAACCGTCCATTACGCGAGCTTCAAGATTAAGATCGCCCTGCTCTCTTTTGAGGCCAGCTTTTCTAACCTCTCCATCTGCAGATAGTCTCTCATCATGTGCACCATCGTATGCGTTTGCAGCAGCCTGTTGGATGCCTTGAATTATGTCGATTACCGTAGCCATAAATATTCTCCTTATTGTGGTTACCTGAATAAATAGTTTTGTACTTGAAGAAACACTAAGTTTATTTGCTTTTGCCCTGCTTCTTTATACTCTGAATGCATCTCTCGTACTTCTTTTTGTTTTTTCGGCCAACTGAATCTGTACAGATGGCCCATGGGTTGTTTTCTTCTTCAGACGAGCGTTCAGCCAATATTGCCGCTAGTTCCTCTTTAATGATTTCTTTAAGTCTAGACTTTGTTATCTTCATTGTTTGGCCTCCAACCAGATTTCCACCGTTCTTCACGGCCATCTGAAACGTACTTCATATAACAATCCCAACAACATTCGAATTTTATCATATAAAGATCATCTTTTATATCAAAAGAATATATTTCACACACAGGACATTTCCGATTATTGTCTTTGTTAAGTAGTTTTTTACTTATCAAAAACCCATCTTTTTCGACCTTTTCTTTGCTATCTAGATATTTTCTATTTTTCTTTTCCGAGTTTTTGATTTGTTCTAAATATTCTTTTTCTTTTTCTTCGTCCCATTTAGATTTTGGATTAATAATAGCTTCGTCTCCCCAACGTTGGGAAACTGCCTTTTCAATTTTTGCAATTGTATTTAAATCTTTCTTAGTCATTGGATTAATATTATACCACATAATATATATGTGTTTAAGAAAAAAGCAAGATGCCCCGCCCAAGCCGAAACCTGAACGGGGCATCCTTTATCGGTTAGTCGAAACTAAGCGACCATTTTAAAACAATCTTACTTGTCTAATTTGGATTTAAGATCGTTGATTTGTGCTTGTTGCTCTTTAACAGCCTCGACAAGAATCGAAGTAAGTTTAGAGTAGTCAAGTCCAAGATCGCCATCACCCTTTCCGTAAACAATTTGTGGAACAACTTTGTTTACTTCTTGAGCGATAAACCCAAGGTCATGAGAACCATCAGACTTCCAATCGTAAGAAACACCTTGCAACTTGTTAACAGTCTCAAGAGCGGACTCAAGAGGTTGGATGTTAGTTTTGAGTGTCTCGTCCGAGTAGGTCACCATGGAGTGAGCCTTAACAACACCGTAAGTGCTGTCATTTGGAAGAGTAAGACCAGCGCCAGCGCCGATCTCAATTGTCTTGACGGCGCCATTGCCGCGGAACTTAAATTGAAGTGCACCATCTTCAGTACCATCAGTTACGTCAGAAGATACACCAACAATTTTAGCGAACATGGTAGAAGCACCACCATCGTCGTCACCGTTGAATACAACCTCACCAAGCTCATCATCATCAGCAGGCGAAGCGCTGTCGTGATTGAAAAGAATGGTTGCTGGGTTTGCATCAGCATTGGAGTTCTTGAGTTCAAGAACTGGCTTGTCGCTTGTGGAGCTATCAATTACAACGCTTGGCGAAGTAATAGTAACGGCTGTAGAAGCGTCAATATCCAATGTTGGAGCAGTAAGCTCAAGCTCAACGTCCGCATCGATGTCAAGTTGTCCGTCAGCCGATTGGTGAACATAAGTACCAGAATCACCGAACTGAAGTTGGTCATCACTACTAAGCAAGAGGCCTGTGTTGTGAACGTGAGTAAGAGTTACCTCTTGATTATCACCGAAGTTCAGAACTGCAGCGTCTGCAAGGAAAACATCAGAGAAGTTATTGTTTGCACTACCCAATGCAAGACCATCGTCAGATGCAGGGTAAAGTGCCGAAGCACCAACAGACAATACGTCTGAACCACCAGCTTCAAATGTGATAACGTCGTCTGCGCTAGCGCGGATCGAAGTGTCATCATCAGCGTCGAGGTCGATACGACCTGTTCCACCCATACTGATCGAACCTTGACCATTAAGATCAATTGCGTCAACATAAAGGTTTGCCCAAGCAGTACCAGAAGCACCGAGTGAGTCAGCAGAATCAGAGTCAGGTACGACGTTACCGTCTACCTTTAACTCACCACCAGCAGGGTCGATTACGACGTCTGCAGCAGCAATGATCTTAAGATCAGTGTCAACATCAATGTAATCAGAAGAACCGTCTATCTCAAGACGGTCTACGCGAGTGTTACCACCAGCGATTGTCAAGAGGTTGTTGGAGTGAGTCATTGTGACGTCACCGTTGTTGAAGTTAATAACAGCGGCAGAAGCCAAGAAGGCGTCGGACCACATCAGCGTAGTCGAACCGAGAGCCATTCCATCGGAAGTAGCAGGTGCGAATACTGTTGCGCTCATGAGCGCCTCATTCGAGCCAGCAATACTGAACTCGATGTTAGATGTGTCGTTGTCCCAAGTGAAACCAGCAACGGAATCGGCTTTGGCGTGTCCACCGAGAAGAAGACCAGCGCCATCAGCGTCACTAGCATTAGAGCCAGAAGCGCAGATAATGTTAAGGTCTTCAACTTCCAAAATAGAAGTTGTCTTTGTAACACTGTTAATGTTACCAGCGACGTCTAAGTCACCAACAACGTGAAGCGAGCCAGAAACGCTAGCGTTACTAGTAGCTGTCAAAGTCGTAAACTTACCAGTGGTAGCAGAGGCAGCACCAATTGTAGTGCCATCGATTGCACCGCCGTTGATATCAACAGTAGTGAGAGTCGATGTACCTGTAACGGTCATCGCATCAATATGTCCAGCGTCTGCGTGGACTTCTGCCCATTGAAGAGCAGATGTACCAAGGTCGCGAGCAGAGTCGCTGCTTGGAACAAGGTCAGAATCAAAACGACCAGTTGCTGTAATAGTATCGCTTGTAGCATTACCAAGATCAACATCGCCATTAGCGGTAAGAGTACTACTCAAAGTAGCAGTCGTACCTACAATCGCGGCGAAAGAGCCGGCAGCAACAGAGTTGGCGCCAATTATAGTGCCGTCAATAGCACCACCATCAATATCGATGGAGTCAAGAGCAGCGCTCTCGATGAAGTTAGCACGAGTCATCTTGCGAAGTGTGCCGCCTGCGCCGTCGTCGATGACAACGAGGTCG